TTACTAAAATTAACGGCAAAGGTATTGACTCTGAATATATTCGGAGAAGATTTCCAAAGCAACTTAAAGAAATATACGAAAAGAATAAATTGTATCTTGAAGAAGATACCTTTCTAGAAGATGATATGAATATATCTGACCTATATAAGTTATCTATTGAGTGGAGAGTTCCTGATATATTTTATAGTGCATTAATCAATGTCGTATTTGAAACTAGACCATATGCTTGGGCGTATGGATCTTTAACAGAAAAAACATGGAAGCCGATAATGGCAGGAATTCCATTTATATGGATATCTTTTCCACACCATATGCGATATCTGAAATCTTTAGGATATAAGTTTTACAGTTTTATAGATTATGGGTTTGACTCTATAGAAGATGATTTTACAAGGTACAAAGCTGTATACTATGAATTTAAAAGATTAAACAACTTTTCTTTAGAGCAATTAAAGGAAATGATTGATACCGAAAGCCATATTGCAGAACATAATAAAAAAGTATTTTATAATAAAGATTATCAAAAAGAGCTAATGAATGTCTTTTCTAGCATTACAAAATTTTGAAAATGAAGTAGCTGAATTTTTCGGCGCGCCATACGCCGTTGCAACTGATTGCTGTACGCATGCTATTGAAATGTGCCTTCAGCTTAAATTTTATGTACACCTAAATATACCAGCAAAAACTTATGTTTCTTTACCTTTCATGCTTGAAAAAATAAAAATGCCATATAGGCTTGTTGACAAAAATTGGATAGATTATTACTATGTAGCGGATGACATAATTGATGCCGCGCTTTATTGGGAAAAAAACGGTTACATGCCAAAAACTAAAATGTGTTTATCTTTTCATTTTAAAAAACATATAAACATTGGTAGAGGTGGTATGATTCTTCTTGATAATAGAGAAGAAAGAGATAGACTCGTACGCATGAGGCATGATGGAAGATCTATATATGAAAATAAAAATTATAATGAAGAAGATATTACAGAGATCGGCTATCATTATTATATGACACCTGAAACCGCTGCAATCGGTTCTGAAATATTTAAAAAGAAAAAAGATCTAAACCCAGAAAGTAAAGGCAGTGCAGACTATCGCGATATAAGAAAATACGCGTTTTTTAAAAAAAATGAATAACGGCTATGTACATTTGGCATAGCAACCACTATATAAATAATACGGGTGCAGAATATTCTGACCCAACTAATCTTGCTTGATCTAAAGGAGATAACAATGACAGGCGCACACCAACTTTTCCCACGTTCATCTTTCGTGGGCTTCGATCATTTATTCAATGAGCTAGAATTTACAGCTAAACATTCGAATGATCATTATCCACCCCACAACATTATTAAAGCTAATGAAACAGATTATCTGATTGAATTAGCTATTGCCGGGTTTACAAGAGATGAGATCTCTGTAGAAGTTAAAGACAGAACTTTGACTGTTACAGGGGAACACGTTTCTAAAGGTAGAAACTTTATTCATCGTGGTATATCTACGAAGAAATTTAAAAGAACTTTTAGGCTGTCTGAACACGTAAACGTAAACGGAGCAGATATTCAGGATGGCATCTTGGCAATTGAATTGCAATATGTTATTCCAGAAGAAATGCGTCCTCGTAAAATTAATATTGGAAAATTTAACGAGGTCGAACATGACACAAGCAATACTAACAGCACACAGCTACTCAACGAGGGCAGTTGAACTAATTATTGAAGCGCTAAAAAGCATTTACAATAATCGAATTGAACGTAAAGCAATTCGTGAAACTGAAAAAGCTCTAAGCAATCTATCTGATTATGACTTAGCAGACATTGGCATTAGCCGCGGCGAGATCTATGAGATCGCTAGGTATAAATCGTCTATTGAACACGTCAAAGTAAATCAAAATTTGCAAGGATGGGTTTAATGACAACAGCAGTAATGTCTACTATATTCTCGCCCTTATCGGGTTTGTGGTCTTCACTAGATCGTACGATCCAAGTTGTGGGATATTCCAAAGCGGCGGCAGAGCTGGCCCGATTGGGATACCACGAGGAGAGCAAAGCGTGCATGATGGAAGTTGCCAAATTGCGTAACTAACTTATAGAGGGCTGTAATGGCCCTCTTAACCCCAGGAGATATTATGAAAGAACAACTTGTAAAAGCAGCACGTATGCATGCCGAAGGTGAACTAGAACGTGCAAAAACAAATATTATGGTCTACATGAATCAGAGTGTAGGCATTGGTGAACATAGCGATATTGTCGAAGCAATTCAAGAAGAACTAGACAAGATGGCTATGGCTACAGACAGAATTGAAATGTTAGAAAGACATTTTAGTTAAACACAAACACACACAGGAGACACACACATGTCAAATCCATTCCAAATCCGCTATGACGTATTAAACATGGCAAAAGATATGCTTGACAAAGCATATGAAAATCAGATTAACCTAGCACATCAGATGATGGACATGCATAAGGAAAATGCTGATCAGATGAGGGAAGCGTATGAAAAGTATATTCCCAAAGCAATTACTCCAGAAGAAATTAAAGCGCAAGCTGAAAAATTGTATGAGTTTGTTTCCGAAAAGAAATAATCTAATGAGAGGATGATTATGAAACTATTGACTACACTAGGACTACTTGCAGCAATGGCGACACCAGCTCTTGCTGAAGATATGACTATCGAAATGCTTAACAAGCGTGATGACGGTGCCAAGATGGTTTACTCAGAAGACATCGCACGTATTGATATTGGCGATACTATTACTTGGGTAGCAACATCAAAAGGTCACAATGTAGAATTCATTGCAGGACCAGACGGATGGAAAGCCCCGCGTAAGTCTAAGCTCAATAAAGAAGTTGAAATGACATTTGACACACCAGGCGTCTACGTATATCAATGTTCCCCGCACAAATCAATGGGCATGATTGGTATTGTAGTTGTAGGTGATGGAGACAATGATGTGTCCAAAGCCAAAGTAAAAGGTAAGTCAAAGAAGAAACTGAAAGCCCTTTTGAAAGAGCTCTAGGTTATGTTTAGAAACTTTGTAAACAAAATCCCAGAGTTCTGTATGACTCATTGGCTACTACGCATTCCAATCATTGTTGTGTTTTTTCAACAAGGAATGAATAAGTGGCCAATCAACCTTGAAGACTCTCCAGTAGAACTTACACTATTAGTTTGGTCGTTTGTTGTATTTGGAGAGCTTGGGGCGGCCGCCGGCTTATTGGTCGGTGGTATAGCAGACTACACTAAGCGCACGAAAGAGTTTGGCGATATTATCACACGTTTCAGTGGTATTACTATTGCCAGTATTATGACAGGTGTTATATGGACAGGCGAACCCGAAAGCTTCTGGGATGTCTTATGGTATGACAATCTGCATGTACTACTTTGGGTTGGCGGAATGTATTTTGCATTGAGAGGAAATAGAACATGAATAATGAAATGCAAGACTTAAAATTTACCACAGCAGGAGATTTTATGAAAATGACTGAGGAACCTCATCATAATTATTGTACTACAAAAGGTCTTGGCTGGGCATTCCTAATTATTATTATTGGTATGGTTGGAATGCCTATTCTTGGATCAGCGATTGCTTATCCAGATAATTGTAAACAATCCATCCTTATTCCTTGTTTAGGATTAGGTGAATAAAAAAAACAAATTGGCGCTTCGGCGCCTTTTTTTGTTTACATTCCTCGTAAAGTATGATAGAATATACATATTCGTTGGAGGTTTAATTTGTCATTTTATACATCAGTCAATCGCTATGGGTCTCAGATCCTATATTGTGGCTATAACGACAATGGCGTACGTGTCGAAAAGAAAATAAAGTTTGCGCCCACCCTTTTCATTCCAAGTAAAAATAAAAACACGGAATGGGTTTCTCTTGATGGAGCTCCGGTTGAGCCCTTAGGTTTTCCTACAATGAGAGATGCTAAGAATTTTATCGATCAATACAAAGATGTTGATGGAATGAAAGTCTATGGCAACACTAATTATATTCAGCAATGCATCACAGACATGTATCCTGATGAAATTAAGTTTCGGCCTAATCAAGTTAATATCGTTAATTTTGATATTGAGGTTATGTCTGACGATGGCTTTCCAAAACCAGAAGAAGCAATTCAACCGATTATTTCTATTGCTCTAAAATCTAGTCAGTCCTCAATCTATCACGTGTGGGGCTTAGGAGATTACGACTATGAAAAATGTTCTATTGAAATGCATGGCGACCTTATTCAATATCGTAAGTTTGATAGTGAAGAGGCTATGCTTGCTAGCTTCCATAAGTTTTGGTGTGATAACCGGCCGGACATCATCACGGGTTGGAACAGTCGCTTTTTCGATATTCCTTACCTTATTAATCGCATCGCACGTATTGGAACTATTGAAGCCGTAAAAAGATTATCACCATGGAATATGGTAAACGAACGTAATACAGAAATTACTGGCCGTATGCAATACGGCTATGAGATCGTTGGCATTCAGCAAGCTGACTATCTTGAACTATTTAAGAAATTTGGTTATTCATATGGCGCACAAGAATCATACAAACTTGATCACATTGCTCACGTCGTTCTCGGTGAAAAGAAGTTATCTTACGAAGAACATGGCAATCTATATACCTTGTATAAGGAAGATCATCAAAAGTTTATAGACTATAACATCAAAGACGTTCAGCTGGTTAATCGCATCGAAGAGAAGATGGGTCTTATTCAGCTGGCACAGACCATGGCTTATCGTGGTGGTGTTAATCTTGCTGACACCTTTGGCACTACTGCCATATGGGATTCTATTATCTATCGCGAGCTTAACAAGAAAAAGATTGCCATACCGCCCAACAATGAAAAGATTAAAAACCCATATCCTGGCGGTTATGTGAAAGAACCTCAAGTTGGTCTACATGACTGGGTCGTATCCTTCGATCTTAATTCTCTGTATCCAAACCTGATTGTACAATACAATATGTCACCAGAGACGCTTATAGGTCAGACAGAGCGGCCTGGTGTTGATTATTACCTTGAGCTAGATGATAAGGTCTCATCCCAGCATTCAGTGGCAGCCAACGGCTCAACCTATCATAAAGAATTTCAAGGCATTCTTCCTAAGATTATTGAAGCATATTATGCTGAACGTACGCAAATTAAAAAAGAAATGCTTAGTATTGAGCAAGAGTATCAGAAAAACAAAACTGTTGAGCTAGAGCGAGAAATCAATCGATATAACAATCGCCAAATGGCTATTAAGATTCTACTAAATTCTCTCTATGGTGCACTCGGTAATAAATACTTTAGATACTTTGATATGCGTATGGCCGAAGGTATTACTTTATCTGGCCAACTTTCAGTACTATGGGCTGAAAAGGCCGTTAATAAGGAGATGAACAATGTTCTCAAAACTAGAGACGTGGACTACGTTATTGCGATTGATACTGATTCTCTCTATATTAACATGGGTGCTTTGGTAGAACAATTTAAACCCAAAGATCCAGTTAAATTTCTTGACAAAATTTGTTCAGAGCACTTTGAGTCCGTATTAAGTAAGTCGTACGATAAGCTATTCAATCAGATGAATGCTTATAAACCACGTATGGAAATGGGTAGAGAAGTTATTGCTGATCGTGGCATATGGACAGCAAAGAAACGTTATATTCTAAACGTTCACAATTCTGAAGGCGTTCAATACGCTGAACCTAAGCTTAAGATTATGGGCATTGAAGCTATTAAATCTTCAACTCCTGAGGTTGTCCGCGATAAGTTTAAAAAAGCATTTAAGATTATTATTAGCGGTAATGAAAAACATACTCAACAGTTTATTACCGACTTCTATAATGAGTTTCGTTCTTTACCGCCAGAGAAGATATCTTTCCCCCGCGGTGCCCGTGAAGTAACTAAGTGGGCAACAAAAAAAGGTGAAAGAATCGCATATAAAAAGGGAACGCCTATTCACATCCGTGGCAGTTTGTTGTATAATGGTCTTATCGATAAATATAACTTACATAAGAAATATGCCAAGATTCAAAATGGCGAAAAGGTAAAGTTCTGCTATCTTCGAACTCCTAATCCGATTCACGAGAACGTAATTGCTTTTCCTGATTATTTGCCAAAAGAATTCGGACTAGAAAAATTTGTGGATTACGATTTACAGTTTTCCAAAACTTTTAGCGATCCGCTGAAACCTATTCTAGATCCAACCGGTTGGTTTATTAATTATGATAACACAAATACGCTGGAGGATTTCTTTATATGACGAGCTGGCTAAAACGACTTTTATACGACAAATATGAAGTTACCATATGGTATAACGAAAACGATGGTACTAAGAGAACACAATTCTTTGAGCTATCAGAACTAAATAAGATTGACCAAACATCTCTTAAAGGTAGAGATATGAAGGGTCGTAAAATTAACATTAAAACTACTGACCAATTTAATTATCAAGTGAGGAAAATATACTAATGAGCGATTGGGTTAATGACATTTATATGATGCATAATAAATTTGGCGTCAAAGAATGGTTCGAAAAAAATAAAGATGATAAAGATCTTATGCGAAAGTATATTATGTTTCGTATGCTTATGATTGGTGAAGAATATCACGAGACTTTATCTGCTATTAATAATGGGGATGCCGAAGAAGTAGTTGACGGCTTGATTGATATGTGTGTTTTTGCTATCGGTACGCTCGATGTGATGGGCGTTGATGCTAAAGAAGCATGGAATGAAGTATACGAGGCTAATATGGCTAAAGAACCTGGCGCGAAACCTGGTCGGCCTAACCGATTTGGTCTACCAGATCTGCTAAAGCCTAGTGGATGGAAACCACCTCAGCACAAAGGTAACCATGGCAATCTAGATATGGCTCTAGACGCCCCGCCGGTAATCACCGTTCCCGATAGCTGGTAATATTATGGCATTGTCATTAACACTATTTAAGAACGTCTTTGATAATAAGACGCATCGTAGAATGGACTTCGAGAACTGGCAACAGCTCTCGGAGCTCTTCTACAAACTGTCTAAACAACCTTTAGGAGGAAAGAAAGATGCACAACTTATATCGCCAGCTGTATACGTTCCTGATACAACTAGGGCCAACAAGAATGTGGATGCTTGGGCAGGTTGGGCTGCTATTGATGTTGATGATCACGCTTTTAAAGGCAAACTAGAAGATGAACTTAATGAGCGCTTTGGTAATTACACATATGTGTGTTATAGTACCGCTAGTAGCACTCATGAATTTCCAAAGTTTCGTGTGGTTTTCCCGCTTCAAACTCCGGTTGAGCAAGATAAGATCAAGCACTTCTGGTATGCGCTCAACTCAGAGCTTGGTAACATGGCAGACAAACAGACTAAAGACTTATCTCGTATGTATTATATTCCTGCAACTTACGATAACGCTTATAACTTCATCTTCTCTAATGATAATGGCGAATATGTTGATCCAGCCAAACTCATGGCAAAATATGAGTACGCACAAAAATCAAGCAAAAACTTTATCGACAGACTCCCTGAAGCTTTACAAAAACAAGTTCTTGAACACAAAAAATCAAAACTAGATAATACAAATATAGTATGGACAAGCTATCGCGATTGTCCTTTCTGGCCAAAGAAGCTGGCCGGAGAATATCAAATTATTTCAAATACTGGCTGGTACCATAAGATGTATCAGATAATGGTTGCTGTTGCGGCAAGAGCTGTTGAACGACAGTATCCAATCACATCACATGAGATAACTAATCTATGCCGAGAGTTTGATATGGGAACCGGTAACTGGTATGAGAATCGTCCTATGGACGTTGAAGCAGATAGAGCATTAGAATATGTCTACAAAAACATCTAAAATCGTTTTAGTTACCGGAGGATTTGATCCTATCCATTCAGGGCATATACATTATTTAAATGATGCCAAAAAATTAGGATATAAACTAATAGTCGGTTTAAATTCTGACAAATGGCTAATTCGAAAAAAGGGAAAAAACTTTCTTTCAATTGAAGAACGTAAGCTTATTGTTGAGAATTTAAAACCAGTTGATTATGTTATAAGCTTCAATGACGAAGATGGATCGGCGTGCGATGCCATAGAAGCAATATTATCTGATACTTGGGATACAGTGGTATTTGCTAACGGCGGTGATCGAAATAATACAAATACGCCAGAATATATAAAATACGAAAAACATCCTGATGTTGAATTTGCATTTGGAGTTGGTGGAAATAAAACAAACTCATCAAGTAAAATTTTAGCTAATTGGCAAAATAACTGTGTACAAATGAAAAGAAATGTGTTATAGTGGTTTCAAACGGAGGAAACCATGTGTACACAAATAGATCATATACAAGAGCAAATAGATAATATTAATATTGAAGAGCTTTTAGAAGAATGCGTTCAATATAAAACGTTTAGATACCATACTAATAGAATAGCTGAAAAGCTTTATCCTAGCGGTAACGATAGAACTAAAGCTACTCAAAAGCACGGAGTATATCTATGGCAACTACTTCCTATTAATGATTATCTTTATGTCGGTAAAGGCGAGCAGATGACTATAGCCGAAAGAATTAACTGCCATTTAAGTAATTTTAGAAACAATAATAAGGCAGAATCTTCAGGAAATAAAATACTAAACTTTATTGAAAATAACGGTTTACAAAGTATCGATATTAATATAAAATATATAGATCTAACTAAATACTCAAAAGATCTAATACCAATGATCGAAAGAAAACTAATTGACTATTTAAATCCACCTTTTAATAGGGAATCTACAATATGAAAGAATCACTAAAAGTACTGCAAGAATGTGCAGAAATTCAAGCAAGAAAATCTAACGATTATCAGAACGAAAACTCACGTATTCGTCAAGCTGATTATTATCCACGTGGCGTTATGTCAATCATGGAATTGATTAACACAAAGACTATTCGTCTATGGTCTGTACTCGAAGCTATGGAGAATGATCCTAACTATGAGCCTAACTTTGAAGGTGTTGAAGATTCGCTCAAAGATCTAATTAATTATTCTTCTTTCGCTGTTGCGTATGCCCGCGGTAAGATTGACGGTCAAGACCCTAATCGCGATTTTTTAAATAGGACCAGAAAAAATGACCAAGGATGAAGAGATAGAAATACTAAAAGAAAACATTAAGTTTTTACAAGGGCAACTAAATGCTGCTCAAAAACGAATCAAAGAATTGTTGGATGTATAATATGAAATATTGGGTGAAAGACTGTTGGGATACAGTAATGTGTATGGATAAAAATCCCTTGAAAAATATTAATGACTTGGCTACACGACATATGATCATGCAAATACTGGCTTGGATGTGGTGTATTGTGTTTGGTATTATCGCAGGTAGCTGGGCGGCATTTGGTATAAGCGCCATTTTGCATATGTTGTTACTAGCTGCTATCGTAATAACAGTAGCTACATTTGAAACTGCTAAACGTAAACCTGAATATTTTACAACTCTCGGCCGCGGACGTGGTGGAGAGCATGATTAGAATAATTGCAGGACCTTGCCAGCACGAATCATACGAGCAATCTTTAGAGATCGCTAATCACTGTGCAGATGTATGTTCTAAGTACGATATAGAATATTACTTTAAAGCAAGTTTTGATAAAGCCAATAGAAGCCACGCAAGTGGCTTTAGGGGCGTTGGTCAGAATCGCACAATTAACGATTTCTTGCGTATGAAAAAAGAAATAAGTAACTTAAAGATTTTAACTGACGTGCACACGGAAGGTCAAATATCTAGTTGTCATAGAGTGGTAGATGTCTTACAAATACCAGCTTTTTTATCTAGACAAACTGATTTAATTGAAACAGCATGCAAGACTGATTGCATTGTCAATATTAAGAAAGGACAATTCCTTGCTCCTTGGGACATCGCAGGAATCTTAAGTAAATGCAAAGATGCCAAAGAAGTATGGATAACTGAAAGAGGAGCTAGTTTTGGATATAACAATCTTGTGGTCGATTTTAATGGCCTTCAGTACATGCTTGATAACTATAATGTACCGATCGTATTTGATGCGACCCACTCGTGTCAGCAGCCTGGAGGCCTCGGCAACTCGTCTGGTGGTAATCGTGACTACGTTCCAGGTCTTGCTCGTGCTGCGGCTGCTTTGGGAGTTAGCAACTTTTTCTTAGAAGTTCATCCTGATCCAGATAATGCGCCAAGTGATGGACCAAATATGTTAAAACTAAAAAACTTCGATGAAGTTGCAGAAAAAATAGTGGAGTATAATTATGATCGCAGGTAAAGTTTGGGGACAAACAGAACTCGTAGAAGCAAACGGAGCTTTAGAATTTCATCGTATTGAGATGAATAAAGGCGGAGTATGTTCTAAACATCTCCATGAGTTTAAGTGGAATGGCTTTTATGTTGAAAGTGGCCGTATGCTTATTCGTGTGTGGCAAAAAGATTATGATTTAGTTGATGAGACTATTCTTGATCCTGGGATGTATACAAAGGTAAAGCCAGGTGTTTATCACCAGTTTGAATGTTTGGAAGATGGAGTTGCTTTCGAATTATATTGGGCCGAGTTCAATCATAACGATATTAAACGGGAAACCGTAGGTCACGCTTAATGAAAACGGTATCTATTATAAATCGTACTAATGGCATGGTAACTGAAATGTCATTTGATAATGACAAGCAATTAGATCGATGGCTAGAACTAAATAGCTCCTTTGAGTGCTTGGGTGAATTAGAAAATGAATTACCAACAAGACACGTAAGAATGCAGAGTAAAAACCATGCAGGATGGGGATCGTAATGAAAGTAGGATTTACCGCATCAACGTTTGATTTGCTTCATGCGGGTCATATAGCTATGCTACGAGAAGCAAAGTCTGTATGCGACTATTTGATATGTGGCTTACAGGTAGATCCTACGCTTGATAGACCAAAAAAGAATCAGCCTGTTCAATCGATAGTAGAAAGACAGGCTCAGTTAGCAGCAATAAAATATGTTGATGAGGTAATTATTTATTGTACAGAAGCGGATTTATGTGATATAATAAACATGTATCCAATTGATGTACGTATTCTTGGTGAAGAGTACAGGGATAAAGATTTTACTGGTAAGGATGAGTGCCGCAAACGCGGCATTCAACTTTATTTTAATAAGCGAGACCATAGGTTCTCGTCGTCTGATTTGAGAAAGAGAGTTCAATATGCAAATGACAGCAGTCCGTGATATTCGTCAATATTTTATTGATGAACTAAAAGACGAAGCATATACAATTGATAAAACCGGCGCTAAGACAATAGAAATGCTTGGCGCATCTTTTATTGCTGATGAGGCAGCTATCTTTGGAACAGTTAGTTATGATTACGTTCAAGAAGAATTAGATTGGTATGATAGCCAGTCTACAAACATTAACGACATTCGTGATAATCCACCAAAAGCCTGGGAGTATGCTGCAAATACTCATGGTGAAATTAATTCTAATTATGGACATCTTATCTTTTCAGACAAATATTATAACCAATATGGCTGCGTGCTGGATGAGTTACTAGAAAATCCTGACGGTCGACGCGCTTCCATGATTTATAACAGGCCGTCTATTTGGTTGGAGTTTAATGAAAATGGAAAATCGGATTTTATTTGTACTAACAGCGTCACTTACTATATTCGTGATAGTATTCTACATTCTGTAGTTCAGATGCGTTCTAATGATGTGGTGTTTGGATATAAGAATGATTACGCGTGGCAACGTGAAGTAATGAAAAGATTAGTCAGAGATTATAACGGTTTAAGTCTTTATGATGATGGCGCTCAGATTGAAGAAGGTTCTATTACATGGCAGGTACAAAACCTTCACGTCTATGAAAAGCACTTCCACCTTGTCAAGTAAGTGGGATCACCGCTATTTAGAGTTAGCGCGTGTGGTTGGTACCTGGTCTAAGGATCCTTCCACGAGAATAGGAGCGGTTGCTGTTGGAATTAAAGGACAAGTATTAGCTCAGGGATATAACGGGTTGCCTAGAGGAGTTTCTGATTCTGATGAAAGATACCAGGATCGAGAGACTAAATACAAATACATTGTTCATGCAGAACAAAATCTAATTTATAATGCAACATGGAATGGTGTCTCCTTAGATCAATCTACTTTATATGTGACTGGGCTTCCTGTTTGTTCTGAGTGTGCTAAAGGAGTTATTCAAGTTGGAATAAAGAGAGTAGTCATGCCAGCTAGTGAAGACATAAGGGGATGGGGCGATAAGGCACGGTGGAACGATTCATGGGAATTGTCTGCTTCTATGTTTGAGGAAGCCAATGTGTTATACGAGTTTATATAATGAATGTAATTACAAATCCTATATCAAATATTCCAAAGAATGAAAAGTCCCACGTACACGGGTGGACACAGGTGTGGAGAGATCAGCTTAATGCATCTATCGATCATAAATGTACACCACAAATCACAAAGGCAGATGTGGTCTATATAGATCATGGCGCTAACTTTGGTGGTAGTTTAAATTTATTTGGCGGTGCTAATAAAGAAGTTTATGATAGAATAAATCTTGTAATGTCATGTGAAAACATTGTTTCGTTAGATTGGGATATGCCTGATTATGGAGAGATGCTAAAGAAACGACTTGAAGCTCCTACAACGTATAAAGGCATAACTCCTATGTGGTGTAATGCTATATCTAAACGAATCAGAAGTATAACTTCTCTTAAGCAGAAAGATCTAAAAACTGATGGTGTCATTTTTGGAGACTCACATACTATCGCTTTTAGTGATTCAGGGGATCGCGTGTATAGGACTGACGGTAAGACTCTTTTTGGTAGTATACGTAAGGGACTTCGACAAGACATACAAGAACCATTGGGCAGACTTACCATATCTCTTGGCTCTATTGACATTAGGCATCACATTCTGCGTCACCCTGGCTTTTCTCTTAAATATAACATCAAAGAATATGTAAGAGAAGGTAATCAGATGGCTGACGATGTATGGTTTGCCGCTCCGGTCCCTGTAGAGTTTGAAGGAAGACGTATACCTAAATCAGGATTCTATAAGAAGACTCCATTCTTTGGATCATGGAAAGAACGTTGGGATCTTACAAACAATTTTATTGAAATGCTTTACGACGAATCTAAAGGTAAAGTTGTTATGCCGCCAAAAGAATGGTATACTATGGATCCTGAAAAATACGCTAGTACGTATATGGAGCATGGTTCTAGTTTTCATATAGCTCCACCTTTTTATAGACGTAATGACTGGGGAGTATCACCACTTGGCGCATAATAATCATGTTATTGATAGAATCAATAAAGACATTAATCCATTTTATGGAGATCCAAAAGAATATTATTTAGAACTGGCTAAAGATTGGGAGGATCCTTATGGAACACCAGATGTTAGAACACATGATAATGTTCGTGTTGTTCGCGACGATAGCTTGGTTGGTTCTAAAGTTCGTGGTGGTGATTGTCTTATTAGCAGTCTCCCTGATCATATCGATACTATCGTTTATGTTCAGCCCCGTACTGGTCTTGCTGGTGTTAGCATTCTTGATGTGGCTAAACGTCACGGAAAAGAAGTCATGCTCTTCATGCCCTCAAGCAAACGAATCAGCGATCATCAGGCCTGCTGTATTGAACGGGGAGCACGTACAAGTTTCCATAGAATAGCAGCTATGCCTAACCTTAATCTGATTGCAAAGAAATGGGCGGATGAAAGAAAGAATGCTTTCTTTGTACCGTTAGGCTTAAAACATGAAATGGTAACTGCAGGTATTGTAAAAGCTGCTTCTAAGATAAGAGAACCTGAGGAAGTGTACACTGCCACGTCTACGGGCGTGCTCACACGTGGACTGCAGATTGCTTGGCCTAATGCTAAATTTACTTCGATATGTGTGTCTCGTAACATGAAAGCAGGCGAACTCGGTATTGCAGAAGCAGTATCTGAACCATTAGCATTTACGGCTGCAGAGAAAAAAGATAATCTTCCACCATTCCCGACTATAGATACCTACGACGGTAAGGTATGGAAATATATTCCAAAGAATACTGGTCGTGATATTCTATTTTGGAATGTTGGAAAAGAACCAGTATTACAAAATCAAGACTTACCGAATACAATAGATTCATATAGAGATTGGGAAAAGAATGTGGCTTAACGAAGAAGCAATTGACGTTCTTGTAAATTACTATTATCCAAAAGCAGGCTGGTTACAAGACAATGTAAATTGGGGTCTGTTAGACTATGAAGGACCGGAAGCAAATGAAATCATTAATGACCCTCTCTTACAAAAGATTGACATCTATGATTGTAAAACAAGAAACGCTGCAGGCTTCTCAAACGTATTACAAGATCTGAGGTTCGGATCTAAAACTCCTAAATGGAGATGGCAGAAAGAAGATAGACGTAAGATCTCAGCTTCAAACGATGATATTAGTTGGTCTATTGAAACGTGGTTATATACATTTCTTTGCCATCGTATTACTGGGTCAGGAGCTTCGTTTGAAAACGATCATGGCTATCGTAATAATATAATTCAACATTGGGGTAAGCATAGAGACATTAAAGATATGGCAGAGGATTTGGTGGAGACTAAAGCCTCTGGAAAACCGTTGTTTACGTCTATCGGCAATCAACCTCCAGCTCCTAAGAAGGGAGTTAGTAACGTTGACTTTATGGTAAATGAATTGCCAGAAGTTATTAATAGATTTACAGATTTTCTTCTCTTAAAAAGAAGAGGTCATAAAGAAATTGTAGATCACCTAAATGAGCATAATAAAAAAGCAGGTCATCGTAAATTTAATTTTCAGTATGCTGCTTTCTCTATGGATTGCTCTGACTATTTTCCTGAACACGCTGATGTGGATTCTCATACATATTTAGGAAACAACGCAGTACGATGTATGAAGAAGTTATCTAAAGGCTGGAAAGATGACGACTTTATGGATTTACTAAGAGAACGAACCAGCGGAAAGCCAAAAGATCTTGAAGATGTTATGTGTGATTTTGTTCGATTCGGCCAAAATTATGTACCACGTGGTAATGGAACATTTGACCATATTCCTTCTACGCTGTCTAATGCGTCTGGATGGAATTCTGGATGGGAACAAAGGCAAGGAACTCCGCCTATTAAAGGTGTACAACTCGATGAATTTATGGTATAATAAACTATGTTAAAAATGACAATCATTGGCCACGGTTTCGTCGGCAAAGCAATCGACTACGCATTTCAGGATGACGTAGAAAAACAAATCATTGATCCTAAGATCGGAGTAGAATTAAAAGATGTAAAATTAAATGCCGATGTTACTTTTGTTTGCGTTCCAACGCCTATGCATAAAAACGGTAAATGCGATGTCTCAATTCTAGAAGACGTGCTAACACAAATCAAGCATCGCATGACAGGCTTAATAGTTGTAAAATCCACCGTAACTCCTGATAAAATAGAAGAGTTATTTAGAGGTTCTGCTAAACATAGGATGATTTATAATCCAGAATTTCTAACAGAGAAAAACGCAAATGAAGATATCATAAATCCTTTTGTGCATATTTTTGGTGGACAGAGTGATGCTACTGAAAAGCTAGAACTAATCTATAAAGAATATAGTATCTGTAAGCCGTGTCCGGTGTATCGCATGTCTGCGACAGATGCTAGTTTCGTAAAGTATGGCATCAATACTTTCCTAGCAACAAAGCTAACATTTTTTAACGAATTTTATGATACAATAAAAGAGTTCGGAGGTAATTATGGTCGTATCGCAAACGCAATTGGCACTGATCCAAGAATTGGGCATGCCCATACTCGTGTCCCTGGTTTTGACGGCAAGCGTGGTTTTGGCGGTGCTTGTTTTCCAAAAGATGTTTCTGCCTTCATAAACTTTACAGATCAGGCTACTCTCTTAGAACACGTCATGAATCGAAACAATCTCTATCGGTCTGAATATGAAAAGGATGATAGAGAAATCGAACAAAACATTCAGTATGATATGACTGGTCAAACAGCACACGTGAATGAACGATGAAGATATTCATTACAGGTATTGCCGGATTTATTGGTTTTCATTTAGCTAGAGAACTTAAAGCGTACGGACACAAAGTTTTAGGATGTGATAATTATGCTGGTAACTATGAGCCAGGATTAAAGATGAGTCGTACGGCTATATTAAGTCAATCAGGCATCCCAGTTAAAAATTCCGATATTTGTTCACTAGGTTTTGAGACTGTTGAGGATAGCGACATTATCGTACACTTAGCAGCATGGGCAGGAGTACGTCATTCGCTAGATCAGCCAAACGTTTATACAACAAATAACATAATTGGTACGCAAGGCGTTATAGATATTGCTGAGAGGAATAACATACCAGTTGTGTATGCATCCTCTTCAAGTGTTTACGCTGGACAAGAACCTCCTTTTGTAGAGGACATGGAGTTTAAGCATCACAAAAATCCATACGCATGGAGTAAATATGCAAATGAATGTCAGTTCAAACATAGTAAAGTACCTTCGTCAATCGGCTTCAGATTTTTTACAGTGTATGGTCCTTATGGACGGCCTGACATGGCACTTCATGGCTTTACGGACAACATTGTAAAAGGTAAACCAATAGAAGTTTTTGGCCACGGTGAAATGTCTAGAGATTTTACCTATGTACAAGACATCGTAAATGGTGTACAATTACTAATAGATAAAGTTGCACGAATAGATACCCACGAAATATTTAATATTGGTAGTGGGCAAAGCGTACCGCTTATGAAATTCGTTTCTCTTATCGAAGAAAATTTAGAACGTAAAGCTGATATTAAGTATGTCGATATGCATCCTGCTGACATTCGACATACATTGGCAGACATAACTAAAATTAAAAAGCTTGGCTACAAGCCAATGACTAATATTGAAACCGGCATCCGAGACTTTATTGGATGGTACAAAGATTATTATAAGAAAAACTAATGAAAATATATTATGACTTTAAAGATCCTAATATTGGTACTGAAGTAGAAGATCTAATTCTTCCATTTAAAACACAACCAATATGGTATAAAACTCTACCGCCGTTTTTATACGGATTTAAAAATGCGGCATCTTTAATAAAATCCGGATGGGATGATATTTTTAGTGAAGAACAACATGGAGTTAATAGCGGATTTACAACCATTAAACATTGTCCTGGATTTAAGGGATTATTTAAATATAGTTTAGTTACTAAATTTCCGGCAGAAACTTTTTTAGAAACTAATAAAGACGGGCAATTTAGAGCAACTACTTCTACAAAATCAATGACGGTTCTTCATCACGCTGAAGAACAATTCGGTAAAGGTTTAGCTAAAGATTGGATAGTAATTAAATTTAATCTGAATATAGGAATAAAGGTAAGTGAAGATTGCACACTTACTTCAATTGATCCAGTCATATGGACTAATCAACCATACAAGGCATGTCCTGGAATAATTGAATTAAAAAAGAATAAATTGTTTTCATTAAATCAAATAGTATTATTTCCTAAAATAAATGCAAAATATACTTTTAAACCAGACGATATAATAATGGCGTATAGCTTTAGTAAAGCGCCAACAAAATTGATAAAATCAAACTTTACTCATGAGTGGAATAGACTATATAATCATAGTCGATGGAAATTAACTAATAATTGGAAAAGGACTTAATATGTCAGTAATGGACAAACTCAAAAAGAACTCTAAGTTAAAAAACACGGAGGTTCTTTCTGAGTCAAAATTCTTTAATGAAAAAGATATGACTCCGACCGATTCGCCAATGATTAACGTGGCGTTATCGGGATCGGTAGATGGAGGTTTAGCCTCTGGCCTTACTGTTCTTGCAGGCCCGTCAAAACATTTTAAGACTTCCTTTGCTTTGATTATGGCTGCAGCCTATTTGAAAAAGCATAAAGACGCTGTTATGTTATTTTATGATTCAGAGTTTGGTTCTCCTCAGGCATACTTCGAGCAATTTGAAGTTGATACTTCTCGAGTTCTTCATACACCAATTACAAATGTAGAAGAACTAAAATTTGATATGATCGGCCAATTGGAAGCGTTAGACCGAGGTGATAAAGTAATTGTTGTTATTGATTCTATCGGTAACCTTGCTTCAAAGAAAGAGATGGAAGACGCTCTAAATGAAAAATCAGTTGCTGATATGTCAAGAGCGAAGGCACTAAAAGGTCTGTTCCGTATGGCAACACCTTATCTTGCTATGAAGAATATTCCTATGCTAGCAGTCAATCATACGTATCAAGAGATTGGTCTATTTCCAAAAGCTATTGTCTCTGGTGGTACTGGCATTTATTATTCCGCAGATAATATCTGGATCCTTGGTCGTCAGCAGGATAAGAAAGGTACAGAGATCCAAGGGTATCATTTTGTAATCAATGTAGAGAAATCACGTTATGTTAAAGAAAAGTCTAAGATTCCTATTACTGTTTCCTGGGACGGTGGTGTTCGCGGTTACTCTGGGCTTCTTGACGTGGCTCTTGCTGGTGGGTACGTCACTAAGCCTTCAAATGGCTGGTATGCAACGGTTGATATGGAAAGTGGTGAAGTTGGCCCAAAGGTGCGGCATGATACAACTTTAGAAAAAGAGTTTTGGGATCCTATTTTTGCTGAGACTAATTTTAAAGAATTTATTAAAAAGCAATATACGATTGGACATAGAGAACAAGTATCTATGGATGAGATTGTAGAGGAAGCATGATTAACATTGATAAACTTTCAGAAGGAGTCGACTACGAGTTGATTCCTTCTCCTGAATCAGAGCAGGCATGGAACATCAGGTTTTTAACAGGACCGTATGTTGAGACTGTTGTACAGTTTGGAGCTATTAGTATCAATGGTCCAGATGAAGCAATCAACTTTAATTTCGAAATTATTGATTCTCCGGATGACACGCTAACGCCAGATAATCCTATGTTTCAGCAGATGTGCGGTTTAGTACTCCACGATGTGATTGAAATGGCAATAAGTAAAGATGAATTAATAATGAATGAGAGGAAGTAATGAGAATATTAATTATGGGTCTGCCCGGTTCTGGTAAGACGCATTTAGCATTACGATTACAGACTTGGCTAAATGACTGTGCTTGGTATAACGCAGATGCTATTCGTAAAATGGCCAACGATTGGGACTTCTCAGATGCTGGCCGAAGAAGGCAGGCCGAACGAATGAATAGTATTGCTATGTTTGAAGGTGCCCGCGGCAGAACTGTAATCTGCGATTTTGTATGTCCTACTAATGAAACTAGAAAATTGTTTAGTCATGAAATCATGATATGGATGAACACTATAGAAGAAGGCAGATTTGAAGATACAAACAAAATGTTTGAAAAGCCTGATGATGCTACATATGTCATGAGCGGATTTAAGTCTGACGATGAAATACAACTTTTTGCAGAGGAGCTTAAGAAATCTCATGGCATTTGATTGGAAAAAACCTACAGCACAAATGCTGGGAAGATGGCAACCGTGGCATAAAGGCCATACGACACTATTCAAAAAAGCATTAGAACAAACTGGCCAAGTTGCTATTATGGTTCGTGATGTTGGTGGAATTATTGG